TAAAGGCTTTAACTTGAAATAGAATGAATAAGATACTTGATATTGATTAGACTTGCTTAAAACGTCTTTGAACTGGCTTTTTATTATCCAATAGTATTTATCTTTTATTGCTTTGCGTTTCGACCAATGACCACCGGAATACCAATCGTTAAGGCTTATTTTTGGTAAACCGACTAATTTTATCTGCATGAATTTTTTGTAAGTATTCGATATGTTGTTTTTTATCTCCGTATTCGATATGACAATCACGACAAACTGCCATTAAATTAGTAATATCGTTTTCAAGTTCTCTATGTTGTGAACGTGCTAATATATGATGAATGTCAGTTGAATTTTTGCCACATATTTCACATGGTATAAAATCACAAATATCATATTTAAATAAGTTGTAATATGTTTTTGTGTAATTTTTCATTTATCGCAGTCTTTAAATTTGCATAGTTTAGGATTCATAAATTAACTTATTTTTTCGTCTAATCGTTCTTTTAGTCGATTCATTTTAAAATCAACTCGATCATTAATTAATTCAATTGGAAATATTTTTTCCATTTGTCTTAACATTATTTTATTATCGGCTAACTCATCAATTAAATTAGCAAACTTTTGATGATGATCACCACGTAATCGTTTCATTTTTTGAAGTGCCATTGCAAGTTCAATACTTTCCTCTAACATCATTTCACATTGAGCATCTACACCCCAAGTATCAATTGCTCTTTGCAATATTTCATCATCTATAAATCCTGAATCCATGTCGTTTATTTTTAGTTAATTTATTCTACAAAGATACTAATTATCAATCAATTATCAACCTTGATTGAATAAAAATTGTATGTTTGCTGATCGTTATTTTTACTGTCGTTTCCTGATATTCGTATGTAAATGCAAATCTATGTTTTTGTGTTTTGCAATACTTCCAAAAATCGGGTAGCTGTTCAATCTAAATTATTACAGGATTCTCTTTAATTAACTCCGCTAATATCTGTTCCATTTTAGTTATTTAAAAAGTCCTGATATTGTTCCCTGAATGTTCGATCTGTTTCTAAATAGTTGCTAATTACCTTAACTGAATTGAGAACGGTTGAATGATCCTTTTTGCCGAAATACTGACCGATTGCCTTTAATGATTGATTAGTATGTTTCCATGCCATATAATGCGCCATTTGTCGCCAAATACATTCCCTTCCAGTTAATTTATTAATCTGATCGACCGTAAATCCTGATTCTTTCTTAATACGATCCTCGACCTGATCAATACGATATTTAAACTCTTTAACAGGTACCAATCTGGATTTTACTTCGATCAAACAAATAGCTTTGATTTGTTCTAACTTTTCATCTTCTGATAAGTCAGGATTTATTAATATTCTGGCTATTTTGGTTAATTTATCTTTTTGTTTCATGTTTAAAGTTTTAGCGAATGACCAGATAGAAAAGTGACTTCAAGGCGAATTGAGTTGCTTCTTATCTGGTCATTGTTCTGGTTTGGTTACATATTTGAGTTTTAAAACATTGATAACTGTCCATTTTGCTCAACAGCGGTCAAATGGTTTCTTTTATTAATTTCAAAGTAAGAATCTTTTAACTCGATTGATATTGATTTTCTGCCCATTTTAAGAGCCTGATAACCTTCTGAACCAATACCACCAAACGGAGATAAAACGGTTTCGCCACGATTAGAATACAGCAAAATAATGCGCTCAATAACTCCTAATTGAAGTGGGCAAATATGCTTTTCATCGTTATTTGCTTTTGCGTTCATCCATTGAAGCGTATTTGTTACGTCAATATCCATCCAAACAGGCGAAGCGTAACGCTGCCAAACTTGATGAGAGTACTGTTCTGTTTTTGAATATTTACTTTCCTGATCATATCCCCAATGTTCATTGAATCCGTTAACATCTCTCGGAAACTCATCGAATTGGTGCATTGGAACGTAATAAGTGAACCGGATATCATCCAACTGAATCGGCACTTCGTTCTGTTCTTTTGTCTTAAAACAAAGTACACGATCGGCAATTCCGGCACGAATAATACTCATATCTTTGGTAACCTGTTTATGAGCTAATCCGATTGTTTTTGTTCGTACAGCTGCCAAAAGTGGATCTTTCCAGATAGTAAAATCTGAATGTAAAAACATACCGATTGATTCAAACATATCGCTGATCATGTCAGGGAAACGTCTTAATCCGATAAATCCATCTCTACCTTTTTGAGTAGGTAAGTTCATACAATGAATTGCAATAATACGTCCGGGTTTAATTACCCTTTTAAGTTCGTTAGCCAAATACCTGAATTGTTCAACAAATTGATCATATCCCGATACGTTGCCCATATCCTCAATATAATTCGAGTATGTGTATAAATCTGCAAACGGAGGACTGAACACAATTAAATCAACTGAGTTGTCCGATACTTCTTTAATCCTTTGTACGCAGTCACCACGCATTAACCAGAAATTATCTGATTTTAAATCTTCTGAGTTCATTGAATAATTTGTTAGTTTATTATTTAAATTTTTAGTTACAGCTTTGACCATGTTTAATTGCATTGATTCAAATGATTTTTGCTTATCCTGTAATATTTTCAGAACATTAATCATCCGGTCGGTAGTTACCATGTAACAAGTTACTTTTTCCTTTCTTCCAAATCTCCACGATCTTCTCATCGCCTGATAAGTTCCTTCAAAGCTAAAATCAATCGAATCGAATATTTGTATTCCGCAATTTTGATAATTTAATCCCTGAGAAGCAATAGACTGTTTTGTGATTAATATTTGAAAATCATTGTGAGCAAATCCAAGTAAGTCTTTTTCTTTCTTTTCATTGGAGTCTGAACCCTGAACATTGCGACAGTCATAACCAAGTGCAGTTAATTGTTTATAGATGTTTTTAGCTTCATCATTCTGTTTTGTCCAAACAATAATCTGTTCAGTTTTTGGAAGCAACTCTATAATTTCAATAGTCTTTTTAATTCGTTCTGTTTCAGTTTCCCGAAGTGATGAATTATAATCAGTTGCATTAACCGCAATACCCGGGAACATTACACCGTCTGGAAGTGGAGTTGAAACTTGCAATTCTACTATTTCAAGTTCTGGTAAATCAAATCCGGGTGCATCAAATCCAATATCTTTAGGGTGTGAATACATTATAGACCATGTACTAACAAACTCATAAAATTTATCAATTGCATGACCTTTTAACCGCCATTTTTGAGTTGATTGCATATCATTAACAAAAAACATGGCAAGCATTTCATTGTACGTCATAGCATCTAATAATTGGCTATGGTTGCCAAGTTCCATCGGATCGTTCGGTGAAGGTGTTGCTGAAAAACAGAATTTATACGGAGTCTTTTTGAATGTATCAATCAGTAAGTTTCTAAACTTGCCTTGTTCGTTTTTTAGGATAGAACTTTCATCCAGACAAACACATCCATATTTTTCAGTATCAATGTTTTCAAGTTGATCGTAGTTAGCAATACTGATATTTGAATCTTCTGTAAACCATTTTACTTCAATTCCAAACTTAACACCTTGCTCGATTGTTTGTCCGGTAACTGCCAAAGGTGCTAAAATTAAAACAGGTTTTTGTGTCTTTAAAAATACTTGATGAGCAATTTCAAGTTGCATTGGTGTTTTACCCTGTCCGGTATTGGCAAAAATTGCATACTTGCCGGATTTTAATGCTCGCTTAACTGTAAACTTCTGGAAGTCAAAAAGCATCGGATTAAGTTCTGATTCATCAATATCAAAACCTGATTCAATAATTTGCTTTTGTTTGGTCTTTAAAAAATCTTCGTAGGTTAATTCTTTGTTCATGTTTTAATTTTAGTCGTTATTAATATTTTACAAAAATACTTTTAATGAATTTAGTTGAATGTTAATTGTATGTGTTATAAAACACTAATCAGTTCTTGTTTCGTTATAACGCATCTTTGATTCTTTCTCGGATTGCAAATCTATTCCGTAATTTAAAGCATAAGCATCGCAAACGTGACTAATATCTGAAAGTTCTTCGTTTTCATTAAACTTATCGTTATTCAATAAAGCTAATTCAAGTTCTAAAATTTCCTCTTTCATTTTATCTATAAAGTCTTGCTTTGTAGTTTCAGAATT